CTTCCTGTAGGCCATCGCGTTCCTGAACCGCTTGGCGTGGTAGACCGCGTGCGTCTGGCTGTTCCAGGGCTTGGCGGGCATGCCGAACAGGCGCCCCAGGGTCCCATCGAGCCAGTCGTTGAAGAACATGTCCCACATCCACTCGGGCACGTTCCAATCATCGCAGCTGTCACACTCCAGGCACCCCTTGCCGACAGTCAGTGCCATCACCAGCACCGCGGGGTACTGCTCCATTTCGACGTTGGGCACGTTGATCGAGATTATGTCGGGCCGGTAGATCGCCCAACTGAAGATGTCACCGACCAGATCGCCGCCGTCTGGCGCGTACGCTGCATCGCCGTCAGGGAACACCAGCGCTGGATCTATCGTCCCGGTGCCGATCAGTGCTGCACTCCCCGTAGCCATGGGGACTGGGACGTTGTTGTGGCTGACGCCGAGCATGCGCACCATCTGAGTGCCGGCAGGTATGCCGTAGCTGTACTCAGTCATGCCCTTGTCGAGCTTCACCTCGTCGGTGTACCGCCACGCTGATGTGCGGCGGAAGAACTCGTCCATGACATTGAACAGTTGCAGGTTGACGAGATCGTTCGTCACCCCCGGCGCATGGACGGCGATGGTCTGCAGGATGCGATCGGTGGGGGCGCAGGTGCTCATCGCATCACCGAAAGAAGTTGCTGCTCAAATTTCTGTAGGAAGGCGCCAGCGCGCTGGTCGACAGTCGGCTCGTCGTCACGGAGCTGCATGCGGCCGACGATGTAGTAGAGCAGCGCCGAGCGGTACATCGGGTCCATCTTCACCGTTTTGGTGAGGTCGATGGTAGTAGTCTCGTCGGCGTATGGAATGGCAAAGGCTGGAAGGAACAGATCAGCGCGAAGCCGCTTGGCTTCCAGCATGCCGATGTTCAAGGCATTGACGAGATCCTTGTCGGCATAGCGATACGGCACGACTTCGTCGAGCAGGAGAACCCGTGCTTCAGTGACGTACTGCCCTACGGTCTCTAGCGCCGGCATCGTTAACCCTCATCGGCCACCTGCATGAGCCTGTGTATAGCACGTTGCAGATGCCAGAGCGTGTCGGGACCATAGCCTGTCGAGGTTGCGAAATACCGCTTGCCGTTCTCGTCGACGCCGACGATCACCACCTCGGTTAGCTTAGCCTCGATAGCCCCCCTGAGGACTTTCTCAGGGGGGATTTCGAGTGTGGTCTGGACGCCCAGGCTTACAACGTCGCCCACGGTCAGCCCGGAGTGACGATCGCCTGTGCGAGTGCGGTGCCGTCGAGCACCTTCGAGCCGTAGACCTGGAGGCCGCGCAGCAGCGTACCGAAGGTAAGCTCGGAGCGCAGCGTCTCGACCTTGTTGATCTGCGAGGCGAAGCTGAGCGCATGCTGGGTGCCGGCGTAGATGACGCTTTCACCAGCCGCGAGACCAGCCGCCAGGCCCATGGGCAGGAGGTTGGAGACGTAGATGGTGAAGCGGTCAACCATGCCGAGGCGCCCGTTGCGCAGGATCGACACCGAGTCGCCGGTCAGCGACGCGTCACGCAGCTCAGACATCTTGATCTGCGAGGAGATCCACGCCGGCAGGACGACCCAACGTCCCGTCTCCGGGATGTTCTGCTCGTCGAGCGTCTGCCCAAGGCGAACCAGCAGATCGACAATCTCGACCTTACCGGTGGCTCCCGTCGGGTTGCGAGCGACGATTGCCAGTGGTGTGCCAGTGACACCGAGGTCGATGTTGCCGGAGATCTGACCGGCTGTCTGACCCTTGTTCTTAGGTGCTGCCTGACCCATCAGGCTGGCCAGAACCTCGCGGTCGACGACGATCTTGAACTGCTGGGCCGCATCGTCCGACCACATGTTCATCATGTTCAGATCCGACTGGACCTCCATGACGTCGTCGAGGATCAGATTGAAGTACTTGCCATGGTCGATGACCATCTCGACGATGTTCGACGCGGGGCGCTCGATCTCCAGGAGACCGTCGGCCATGTAGTTCTTGATCGTGATCGTGGGCTTGGTCCGAATGATGACCTTGTCGCCCTTATTCTTGATCTCGCCTTCGTAGTCCGTGTTGCTGATCGCGGCTAGCACGGTCGACGCATAGAACTTCTCGATCAGCTTCGTCGACCACAGTACCGGGATGAATGTGCCCGAGTACGCCGGATTTGGGGTGAGTGCGCCAGTAGGATAGATGGGTGGGGTTGTAGCCGCACCTGCGACGGGAAATGGCATGTTCGTAATCCCTCACGATGCCGTGTTAAGAGATACGCCCTTCATGCTGTGCTTGGTAGATGTCGCGCTCGATAGCGTCAGCGTCGGCCTCGCGGCCCCGATACTTACCCGTGCGCTTGTCTGCCATGAACTTGGCAATCCAGGCTTGCGAATAGACGGGCTTATCAGGCGGCAGTTCCTGCGGCGCTGATCTGGCTCTACCGGGTGCCGCGAAGTCTTCCAGAGAGGGCTTTCCGCTGGCGTGCCCATTGCTGGGTATAGGCGGCGCTGCAAGCCCTGGGCTGTTAGAGTTCGGCGGGGTGCCGGTAGCCTCAGTCAAAAATCCCCGAAAGAACGCTACAACACGCGGCGTCTCGTGTCTAGAGAACGCCTCGAGTAGCAGATCATGCCGCCGGCGGCCCGAAAATGGGTCAGCAAACTGCAGCCACTGCTTGAAATCATCTGAGCGGTTTATCTGTCTCCACTCGGGAATTTCGCCAGCTAGATGGTCGTACATCGTCTGCTGCTGGGTCTTCTGGATGACCGTCGTCGCGCCCTCGACGCGCTGCTCGACCTGCTTCAGCCGATTGGCCAGCTGCTCAAACTCGGGGAAGTATTCCTCTCGCGCCCGCTTGCCCACCACGTTGAGCAGCTCGGTGCCGTAGTCAGCTTCCTCCTCCGGCGTCACCAGCCGGACCGGCGTTGGCGCGGTCGGAGGCGGAGGCGGCTGCGCACCAGCGGCGGCCAGCGTGGCAAGCTGCTGCTCCATCTGGGCCATGCGGTCGTGCATCTGGCGGTTGATCGTGTTGGCCTGCTCCAGGCGGCCCTGCGCCGAGCGCAGCCGCTGCTCGACGCTTTCCTCCCCCGCAGGAGGATTAGCAGGGCCGGCCGGCGCCTGAGGCGTCGTCGGTTGTCCAACGGGCTCCTGCGGGGGCGCACCGGCGGCTTGAGCCGCTGGCGGTTCTGGATTGTTCATCTCGGTGCGCAGCGTCTCCGCCGCGGCGATCTGCCGGCGCAGCTGCTCTGGCAACCCGGTGTTGAGGTCGGTCTTGGCGTCAGACATTTTTCTTGCCCATCCTGGCGATCTGGATCTTCTCAAAGAGCTTCGGCGCGTCCTGGAGCACGCCAGCCAGCTCGGCGGCCATTATGGCCATGCCTTGCCCCCGCCTTAGCAGCTCCGGGTCACAGCGCACCATGTCAGCCGTGATCTGGTCGGAGTAGTCCTTCAGCGCCGCCAGGAACTCTGGCCAGCTGTGATGCGCCTCGCCGCGCACCTGCATCGTCGCCTCGACCAACCGTGTCATGTTCGGCATCAGGCGGTCCGTCTGATGATCGTCTGGCCCGGCTTGGCGGGCTTGATCGGCGACGCCTTGGCGTAGTCAATGATCGTCCGCTGGGACCTGCCCAGATCGTTCAACCCGCCGCGCGTCGGCAGTTGGCGAGTTTGTTTCGTTGCCTTCATTTCAGCTTCTTCGTGTCTGCGTGTTTGAGCTTCACGTTCGATTTGCGCGGCTTGCCGCTGTACGCCTTCTCGATGCTGTCGAGGTTGCGTATCGGGATCGTATACTCGTAGTCGATGTTGATCCCCGAGCCTTTGCTCTCCGACGACTTGCCCTTGCCGTACTGACGCGGCGTCTCGCCCTTCGTGAAGTGGCTATCCAGCTTCGGGCCGTCCCCACGCAGGCCGTATCCACGCTGGTACGACAGCCTGGATACGCCCTGCCCCGATGACATCGAGACGTGTGCGCGAGTCGCCCGTGCCATGGATCAAGCCTTCTTGACGGCTTTCACCGGAGTGAACTTGTGCATCTTGCCGGACGGTCCAGCCTTGGCGAACTTGCCGCCGCCACCAGACGACTCGACCGACGACACACCAGGCTTCTGGGCACCGACGCCCTTGAAGTTGTGCATCTTGCCAGACGGCCCCGCCTGGATCTTCTGACCCGACGGCGACTTGCTGGTCGTGG